TTCTAAACCGTGTCAAGAATTATTTGCTAGGTGTTTACCCTAACCAACATAGAAAAATGCTACGCTCTTACCTATATAGCATAATAGAATCGTGCCAGTCTTTGTAAGTGCTTGATTTATAAGACCCCTCCAAAACCCTAATGGGTTTACATACAGTGGTTTACTACGTACTCTGGTTATAAGACAATGTCCTGTTATTACTTCTTAGTCTTAGTCCTTGGGTTCTGATTAGTCTACTAATTAGTGCACCAAAAGGGTGCATCATCGCCCCTCACACTACTGACTCCAGAGTCACTAACTAGATGCTAATGAGAATCATTCTCATCTACATAGTGACTATGCTGTCACCTATGTGACTGTCACCAATGCGACACAGACAACAACATAGGGGGGGAGGGGTAAGAAGGCTATGAAATCTTTACAGGAGCCCAGTAGCCATATAAAAAAGACAAAAGAGCAATAATTAGGGACAGAAAAGGAGGATAAGTAGAGACCTATAAAGACTCTGGAGACCCTTGATTTCATTGAAGAAACGACCAAAAGAACCATAGAGGACAAAATGCGCTCCCAAAGGGGAACATTGAAGATAAAAATATCGTATGCTTTACATTTCTTTACACAAATAAATGCATTAGGGGCTTGTAATGAGGAACTTAGTGTGATATACTTTTTATATAGACAATAAAGACTAAAGAGGAAAACTAAGAAGCTAACTAAAACGTTTAAAGCCTCTATGATGGCTTTAAAGCAATGGTTTTTATAATTTATAAATAACAATAACGTTAAAGTCTTCATAGTCTAATAGACTATTAGCCTTTATAGAGAAAAGACTAAAAACTAAAGGTTTGGTCGTAAACAATGACTATCCCTAACGGGCTTTCAGCACTTTTATAGGTGAGTGTGGTCGAACACCTATATTCTTCCATTGAAAGGGAAAACAAAATGAAACAATGTTCCGTCTGTAAACAAGAAAAAGAAGCGTCTACAAGCTACTTCTGGGCTTCAAGATTTGAAGATGATGGTCTCCACCACGAATGTCGCCCTTGTGCGGCAGCAGCCCGTAGGGATGTCGACAGGGGTATGTACTCCGCACATAAAGTAGCTAAGGGTCTTGTCTTTAACAAGAAACAAGAAGTGCTTAGTCTTTTAGCTAAAGGCTTTAAGAAGTGTGAGGAGTGTAAAGAGACACTTCCTGTAACCTCTTTCCATAAGCATCACAAAGGATTGACAAAGCTGCAAACCTATTGCATTGAGTGTCGTAAGAAAATGAAAGCAGTAGCATGAGCGTTGTCGTACCAAAAACAAGAGGTAAGGGGAGGCCTCCCAAGGCCGACCTCATAGCCGTTAAAGAGAGAAACAAAGGGAAGATTGGTCGTCCTGTTGGTGATGCTGGTCGCATCCAAGAGTTTAAGGAAAGGCTCCTAGCAACAGGTGGAACCCGTATTCTCGACAAGATGATAAGCATTGCGCTTAACGATGACCACCCCGGTCAAATGGCAGCCATAAAACTTGCGGTAGACCGTGTTCTTCCGATGAGCCTGTTTGAAGCCTCCAAGAACGGCGGCGCAGCAATGCCGACCATCTCGATTAACATAACTGGAATGTCTACCCCTAAGGTTGAGACATTAGAAGACATAACAGATATTGGCTAACCCGAAAGGGATTTCAGCACGTTGTAGGTGCGTGTGGCTAAACACCTACTTCACTCCTTTGAAATGGAACATAAAATGGTTACACAAGAATATTTGAATACATGGCTTTCTTATGACAGTGGGAAACTCTTTTGGAAGAAACAAAAGGGCTACAAGAATAAGGAAGGAAAAGAAGCAGGGTACATCCATAGGGATAAGTACTGGCGTGTCGAACTGGATGGTAAGTCGTACAAACGAAGCCGCCTAATCTTTCTGATGTTTAACGGGTTTCTGCCTTCAGTGGTAGACCATATTAACGGAGTTAGGGACGACGATAGGGTAGAGAATATCCGAGCAGCCTCTTATTTAACTAACGCATGGAATATGAAAGTTAAAAGCACAAGCAGCCTTGGAGTTAAAGGTGTTAGCTGGCATTCCAGAGACAAGGTATTTCAGGCACGGATTCGGCATGACGGAAAGGAAAAACATCTAGGTGTTTACAACTCTCTTGAAGAAGCAGAAAAATGCGTAAGAGCTTTTAGAGAAGAACATCATAAGGAGTTTACAAATCATGGCTGAAATTTCATGGAAGATGCTGCCTTGGCAGCTTGATGTATGGAACGACCCTGCTAGGTTTAAAATCTTGGCTTGTGGTCGTCGAACTGGTAAAAGCAATCTAGCCATCAAGATGCTCTTGGCGAAGGCTTTAGAAGCCCCGGAAGGCTCTGCTGTGGTCTATGTGGCTCCGACACTGGCAATGGCCCGTCAGATAGCTTGGGATGCTTTGATTGAACAAGGCAAAGATGTCATAAAGAGCGCACATATTAACAATATGGACATCACTTTGGTGACAGGCCGACGCATTCATGTACGTTCAGGAGAGAACGAAGATACTCTCAGGGGACTTAAGCTCTACTTCGCTGTTATCGATGAAGCAAGTTTTGTGAAAGAGGAAGTCTTTACCAAGATTATCCGTCCTGCCTTAGCTGACTTGAGAGGTGAGGCAGTGCTAGTGAGTACGCCAGACGGTAGAAATCATTTTTACGAATGGTTCAAACTTGGTCAGGAGGGCACAGACCCTGATTGGAAGTCTTGGCACTTCACCACTAAGGACAACCCCACAATTCCAGTTGACGAGATTGAGGCTGCTCGGCGCACCTTGAGTACATTCGTATTTAAGCAAGAGTTTGAAGCAAACTTCTCTAACGCTGGACAAGAGATATTTAAAGAAGAATGGCTAAAGAAAGGCCCAGAGCCTAAGCACGGGGAATATGTCATTGCCATTGACCTTGCTGGCTTTGAGGAGGTGGGGAAGAACCCCGGAGCCTCTAAGAGCCGTTTAGACGAGACAGCCATTGCCATTGTCAAAATAACAGACGAAGGTGACTGGTGGGTTAAGAGCATTGAGCATGGTCGGTGGGATGTCAAACAGACAGCAGCTGCCATCATCAATGTCATTAGAGAATACAAGCCAATTGGTGTGGGCATTGAGCGAGGAGCATTAAAGAATGCTGTCTTGCCTTACATCAACGATGCTATGCGTAAGACAAACGTATACGCTCACATCCAAGACCTAACACACGGCAACAAACGAAAGCATGACCGCATTGCATGGGCCTTACAAGGGCGTATGGAACATGGTCGTGTCTCCTTCAACGAAGACGAAGACTGGCGTGAAGCCTTTGACCAAATCTCTATGTTTCCCACTTCGGGAGTGCATGATGACTTGGTTGATGCTCTTAGTTACGTTGACCAGCTTTGCATGACCTCTTATCAACAAGATTACGAAGATGAAGAATATGTCATTTTCGACCAAACAGCAGGATATTAAACATGGCAAATAAACAATCAGACGCCCCCGATTGGGAAGAAGAGAGCGAAGACGACAAAGAGCTAGTTAAGTGGGTGGTCGACCATACGGATAGGTGGCGGGATTACAGAGACCAAAACTTTTTAGAACGCTGGAGTGAGTATGAGCGCATTTTCCGTGGTCAATGGGCTTCAGAAGACAAAACTCGTGAGAGCGAACGCAGCCGAATCATATCACCTGCCACCCAACAGGCAGTAGAAACCCGTCATGCTGAGATTATTGAGGCTATTTTCGGTCAAGGAGAGTTTTTCGACATTACGGACGACCTCAAGGACGTAGATGGCAACCCAATGGACGTTGAAGCCCTTAAGCAACAGCTTATGGAAGACTTCAAGAAGGATAAAATCAAGAAAAGCATTGACCACATCGAGCTAATGGCTGAAATCTACGGAACAGGCATTGGTGAAATTGTTGTTCGTGAGGTGACAGAGCTAAAACCCTCCACACAGCCCATTCCCGGCTCTCCCGGCACGGCTGCTATTGGTGTAGAGGAAGGAAAGCGTACAAGCGTGTTCCTAAAGCCTGTAAACCCCAAGAACTTCCTCATTGACGCTAATGCAGACAGCATTGATGACGCAATGGGGTGTGCAATTGAGAAATATGTCTCCATCCATAAAATTGTAGAGAATATGGAGAAGGGCATCTATCGTAAAGTGGACATTGGAACCACATACGACGACAGTGATTTAGAGCCAACACAACAGCTCAAAAACTTCGAAGATGACAAAGTGAAGGTACTAACCTATTATGGCTTGGTTCCTAAAGAATATCTGGAGGGTCTTGAAGAAGGTGGGGCAGAGGTTGTTGACCTATTCCCTGAGGACAGCGTGGCTGATGATTATAGTGCTCTTGTTGAGGCTATCATTGTCATTGCTAACGACTCTCTGCTCTTAAAGGCAGAAGCAAGTCCTTACATGATGAAAGACCGCCCCATCATTGCATATCAGGACGACACAGTGCCCGGAGCCTTCTATGGCAGAGGTACAGTGGAGAAGGCTTACAATATGCAGAAGGCTATTGACGGGATGCTACGGGCCAACATGGACTCTG